TGCGCTAGTGATCCTTCCTCGTAGCGAATGACCAGATTCGTGAGAGCCGCAAGATCTCTCGAACGTGGACGCCCTGCTGCCGCTATGTACTGAGCAGCAGTTCGGTTTCGTCCTTCGTCGACTCCTAGAGTCGAATCCGCCCCGTACACCACCGCCGAAACAAATGGAACGCCTGCCTGAATGCACGCCAGTAATCGATGCTGCCCATCTCTGCAGTCCAACGGATCGTTTCCAAATAGCATAGGAATTCCGTTGCAATGCCATTTTCCGTTTTTCATTTCGCCAGCGTACAGCCGAACCGTCGCGGGCATCGGGCTTCGAAAGTTTTTCTGGCTCGCCTTAATGATTGCTCTACATCTGTCAGGCGTGAACGTCTCCACGGCGTACACGTAATTTGTTTGAACACTGCCGATGTAGGTTTTGTCGTTGCTCATGATTTCACTCGCTTTCTGGTTATCAGGCCTGATACGATCACTTCCCCTTCCCGTTCGCCCTTCCGCCCCGCCCGTTCCGGATCTTGTTGCGCTGCTTACCGATCCAGCCCTTGATGCGGGCCACATCGTCGGCGTGCATGTCCGAGACGCCGAGCAGCTGCTCGTAGTCATCCAGCTCGCCCAGCATGTCGATCCCGCAGACCTGCTTCCAGATCGCCTGCATGTCGGTATCGCTCGCCAGCTTGGGCGATTGGCGGGCCGTTCGGTCGGTATCGTGTGCGTGCTGGCCACCGGACTGCTCGGTAGGGCTCGTCTCGATCCGGCCCGCTGGCCTGTTGTCCGGCAGCCTCTCGACCGGACCGGGCTGGACGTCGATCGTGTCGCCATCTGGCTGATCCTCCAGCCAGGTTGATCCCGTGACCTTGCGGTGAATCTTGGCCAGGAGCTTCCGCTCCGCCTTGCCGAAGATCGCGTCAGTCCCCATCGCGGAATTGACCCGCACGGGGATCCGGCCGTCGTCCACCTCGGTCTTCTCGCAGGCGACCTCCATCGCGTGCCCGCGGTACGTCCAGCTGGCCCGCACGCTCACCATCGCCTCCGTGATGGTCGCGTCACCGCGTTTGACGTGTCGCTCCTGGTAGTCGCCGAAATCGATCTCGAGTCCGCCCACCAGGCCGCGGACCAGACGGCGGTAGTAGTTGAGCGTCAGGTAGCAGCCAGACGCGATGATGTTGAATTCGTTGTCGACCCAGTAGGCGCCGCGGATCATCGCCTCGATCGCACAGTCCCGCACGACCTCCGGGCTGTAGGGCTTGAGCCCGCTCTTGTTCCCTGGCGCCCGGTCGGTCAAGTAGCCGAGTCGAGTGTCCTGCAGGCTGACCAGCGTGTTCAGGATCTCGCCTGTGATGAGTTCACGCATCTTCGCCACCCCGGAGGCGATCCGGAAGGTCCGGATCACGGTCGGGACTTCCTGCAGGGCGGCCAGATTGGTCGAGTCCGCGATCTGCTGGATCTCGTTGAGGGCCACTTCCGTACAGGTCAGCTGCCGGTCTGCGGTGGCCACGGTCTTTGCTTCAGTCGTCATCCGTCTTGCTCCATGCGGTGAAGGATCTGGCGAGCGTCGGCCCAGAGGGGGCACCGGACGGCCGCCACCCGGCGGCACATGCCGCCCAGGTAGGGCCCCTCCGCGCACCGGCACGTTCCGGCGGCGATCTGACGCTCGATCGTGTCGCGCACGTACTGGCAGCAGGCATGCATCTCGATGTTCGTTACCGGCCTGCCGTCAAGCTCCATACCGTTCGCGTTCTCGTGCACATATTTCCCCAACTCGAGCAGTTTCTCGCGCGAGTCTGCCATCCAGTCGGTCGAGGGCTGCGCAGAATTCGACATAGTCGGCCGCCTCCCCGGCGGTCAGGAACTCCCGAGCGACCTGGCCGGAAGCGTCTCGGACGACCCATCGGTCGAGCACGTCGGAGTAGTGATGCGCGCGAGCGCAGGCGGGCGGTGCTGGGTGTCGTCTGGCCATCGGGAAAGCTTCCAGTTGTGCGAGCCGCACTGGCAGTGGTCTTCCGGGTAGCCGCGGTCTCCGCCGACCACGACCCGCTTGGCCCCGCAGGCACGGCATTGGTACCAGAGCAGCGTGTCCGGATCGGCGACCAGCAGTTCGCCCCGGTGGGCGACCAGATAGCTGGCGGCCGAGAGGCCGACCACCACGCGGCCGTGGGACACCTTCTCGATCGAGATCGTCAGATGGTGGGTCCTGGCCGTGTCGGTGATGACAATCACATCCCCGGCCGATCGATTGAGCGTAAGCATCGTGAGTCCTTTCGTGTTGGATGTCGTGATAGCTGTCAGGAGCTCGCTGGCGCGCCGGCCGAACCGCCGTAGCCGTCGCCGTAGCCGTCGCCGTCGCCGTCGCCGTAGCCGGAGCCGGAGCCGTAGCCGTCGCCGGAGCCGTCGCCGTAGCCGTAGCCGTAGCCGGAGCCGTAGCCGTAGCCGTCGCCGTCGCCGTCGCCGGAGCCGTAGCCGTAGCCGTAGCCGTCGCCGTCGCCGGAGCCGGAGCCGGAGCCGGCCAGAAGTTCGAGCGGGATGTCGGACCGGCCGACCACCGCGCTGATTTCCTCGCAGGCGAGTAAATCTCGCTCGGCCGCAAAGCGCAGCTGGCCTTGCGTGAGGTCCTCGAGCGAGGCCCCGACGGCCGGCAGATCGCCGCACGCGCCGCACAGCTTTGCGCGTGCCAGTAGTGCGGCCGTTACGACCATGGCGAAGCCTCCCATTTCGCGACAGCCTGCGGGGTGACCTCGATCACGGCCGAGACGCCGCGCAGCTCGATCGTCGGGACCTGCGGGCCGATCCGACAATCAGAACTCGGCCCGTCGGACGCGAGCCCCAGTACGCCCCGCAGCGCTCGGGACCAATAGACGCACATCCGGGCCCGTTCGAGCGTGACCGTGGCCCCGCTGGTGTCCTGCGCGTAGCCGAAAAAGACGCCTCGATACTTCGTACAGATGACAACCGGTCGACATTCCATAGCGTTTCCTCTCAGATCTGGGATGAAGGTAAATAGCCGCGTCCGGCTCCGTGCCGACGCGGTGTAGACTACTCCTGCGAGCAGGCCTCCGGCCCGCCAGGGCGGCTACCGTTCCGCCTCCAGTCGTGCACGATCCGGGTTGCCTCCTCGACGGTCGGCAGCGGGACGTGCTTCCAGTGTTCTCGCTTGATGACGTGCGCGATCGTGTTGATCGCGTGCCCGAGCTCGCGTGAGATCCGGATCGCCCCCCAGCGGAGTACGATCCGGAGCGCCAGAGCGACCAATACCTCCCGCTCGGTCAAGACGGACGTCCGGACCTGAGATCCGTGCGGCCTCGGGATCGCGCGCCGCCGATCGGCGTCTCGCACGTTGTCGCCCGGCGTCCCGGCGTAGAGGTGCGCGGGATTACAGCAGACCCGGTTGTCGCACGTGTGGCAGACAATACAGCCTGCCGGGACCGGCCCGCTGGCCAACACGAAGGCGACCACGTGGGCGGAGACGACGTGGTTGTTGTTCTTCAACGCCCCGTAGCCGTTCCGCAGCCCACCAACCCACGGCCAGCAGGCCTCGGGGCCTTGCCGCAGCACCCTGGCGGAGAAGCGGCCGCGAAGTGATTCGTCGACCTCGATCTCGACCCGTCGATTGATTCCGCGTGGTAGAGCATCCATGCCGGGCGTCCTTTAGTTCCGACTGCCCAGCAGGGCACGCTGGATCCGTTCCCGGTCGCGCTGGCGAGCCTCGGCCTCGAGGCGTTCGACGTGCCGCCGGATTGCCCGCTCGCACGAGATCCAGGTGGCCAACAAGCCGACGGCCACAATCGAGCCCAGCACCAAACCGTAGATTACCGTCGCGGCCATGACGATCCTCCTCCTAGGGAAATATCGGAATCCACTTGCGAGAGTTTTAATGCAAGCTTTAATATGATGCAATACTGGAATCGGATTTTTCCCTAGGAGGCCATGATGCGAAAAGAACCTAACCTCCGGATCGAGCAGTACCGCTACACGCCGGCCGGCTTTGAATCACCGGCGGGCGTGAACTATGGAGCGTTTCGGATCTTGTTCCGGGGCGTGGCCTTGCGGGTGATCTCGAGCGGGCATGACGAGGAAAACGGCTGGGAGCACGTCAGCGTGTCGCTCAACGGACGCTGTCCAACCTGGGCCGAGATGCAGCACGTCAAGGAACTGTTCTGGCGTGATGACGAGACGGTCGTCCAGTTCCATCCCGCCAGGTCGCAGTACATCAACAACATGCCGCATTGCTTGCACATGTGGCGCCAGATTGGCGAGGCCTACAGGCTGCCGCCCGGGCAGCTGATTGGCGTCCCGGAACTGAACGTCACGAACGACCAGGTGGAAGCATGAGCGACCTGGGCGAGCGACTACGGAACATTGCCGACGCGGCCCACGGGATCGAGTGGGAGCTTCCGATCACGACCATCGGAGACCTGGAACGCGCTGCCGCGATCGTCGATATGTTGGACGAGCCGGCCATTCTGCTCGCCGTCCCGCAACCACAGCGGATGAGTATCAGCGGATTGCTGCACAGCGAAGCGAGAACGAAACGGAAGGCGAAGTGATGACGCGATACGGCGTTGCTGCCTCAGTTCGACTCGGCCTTGTGTGGCCTTGGGTCTTTACTGCGAGGGCGACCTGGTCCGCGCGGACGCAAGGCGTAGCGACGAACGCTGGACGCGTCTACGACCCAAAAATTCGGCGTCAACTTCTCGCCGGTCAACGTGCCTGCGATGAGCAGTTGGCAGACCCTGGACGTATTGCAGCCGATCGCCTCGGCGGCGTCCTTGACGGTCATCTTCGATTTCGGGAGCGGCACGGTAATCATCTCCGGAATTATGCGGGTCGGCTCCGAAAATGCAACGTTGCGAGGCGGCACCCTAGTGAGCCTGGACTCACAAGGGATTTCACCTATGTGCAGCTGGCCCCCAAGGATTTGAAGATAGGGAAGTTTTTTCTTTCCCTAGCCGGATGCCCATTTTCGTTCCGTGATGTCGGATCACTCGCGCGGCCACGATCTGAAAGGAGTGAGCTAAGTTTTCCATCAAAGGGGGTCGATCGATGGCCGCCGAATCGATTGTGTGGAACGAAATGATTGGGCAGATCATGACGCATGCAACGACCGAGACACCGCTACTCACCTACCTGAACGAGTTCTACGTGCTCGAGAAAGCCCTCGCGGTCGGGACCGAATACCTGATGTCCGTCTCGGTCCGGGACTTTTCGGCGTGGCTCAAACGCGAAGCCATCGTGGGTGACCTGACGGAAGTCACGGTCTCGCGATGGATCCGCGACCTCGAACAGGCTGGCAAGCTGGCCGCCAAGACGATCTCCGGTCGACGCGGGGACGTCATGGCGATCTGGCGCCACGCGGCCGATGACAACCTGGTCAACGAGCCCAAGCGAGTTCGGAACGTCAAGGTCCCTAGACCGATGCCGGTCGCCTGGACGATGGACGAGTTCGACAAGATCCTCGAGGCTTGCAGGACGCTGACCGGCTACTTGAAGAACGGGCTCCCTCGCGCTCGGTACTTCTGGGCACTGCTCAAGGCCGGATACGAGACGGGCCTCCGGAGAAACGACCTCCTGCGGCTCCGGCTCGCCCCCTTCACGCCCGACGGTGTCGTGGTCGTCGTCCAACACAAGACCAACCGAGCCCACGCGGCGGCCGTCAGGCCCGACACGCTCGAAGCCATCAAGGAGCTTGGCAAGATCCTTCGCCAGCACGGTGAGCCGAACGCCGATTGCCCGCTCCGCTGGCCCTACACGCCCCGGCAGCTCTACTACTGGATCGATCGCATCACCGAACTGGCGGGCGTCCGGCACGGTGCCCTCCAGCAATGCCGCCGGACAGGCGCGACCCACACCGAACGAGTCGCCCCCGGATCGGCCGTCCGGTATCTCGGACACGCTTCGGTCAGCCAGGCCCAGTCACACTACATTGACGCCTCGCAGGCCTACGGGGTCGTGATTCCCCCGACGGTCGGCGATGCGATCCGGACAGGCTAGAAGGATCTTCACGGATGAGCCCCAACACGCTTGACGAACTGCTCGACCATCTTCCGGCCTTGCGGAAACTCCGGAGCCTAAACGCCGATTGGCTCCGGATCTTGCTCGACCGCCCGGCCCGGCATTGCACATGGTGCGGCCAGCGGGTTGGCAAATACCGCTCGACCTGGTGTTCGGATGCGTGCGTCGAGGCCTTTCGGGCTCGATGCTGCAAGGTCACCCAGGCCCGGCTGGTGAGCGACCGCGATCACGGGATCTGTCAGGAGTGCGGCCGCGACACCCTGGCGGCCGAACGGGATGCCGAGCAGGCCGTCCGGGACGCCCTGGCGGCGCGACGACTGAGCCCCTACAGCGCGGAAGGTCGCGAGATCCGGCACGCGATCGTCAGCCAGTTCGGCTACGCGCGGTCCAGATGGCGCGAGGTGGATCACATCATCCCCGTCGTGGAATCCGGCGGGCTGTGTGGAATCGATAACCTGCGGCTGATCTGCGGAGCCTGCCACCTGGCAGCCACCAGCCGGTTGGCCGGTCGACGGAGGTAGGTGACGATGCTGGCACGCGTACTGATGCAACGTGGATCGTGTGGGTCGTGATTGCGCTCGTTTATGCCGTGACACAATTCATCCGCAAACGAGGCGAAAGGTGCATGATGGTCAAGCATTGTCCGTTTTGCGGCTCCGTGAAGTCGCGTACCGAGGAGTACGACGGAAACACGTGGCGGGTCTGCTGCCGATGCCTTGCCTCGTCTCCGCCGCGGAGCTCGGCGGCCGCGGCACTTGAGGCCTGGAATGACAGGCGATACTGGAAGGACCGACAAACCGCGAAGAAACGGAGGGCATAGACATATGAACATCGCCGACGTCCCCACAGACCGATTACGCGAAATCGTGAAGGCGACCGAGGCCGCCGTCGGACAGGATTCGATCAGCCTTACGATGCTGAAGAGTGAGTTGCATAGGCGCGAGATCCGGAATGCACAACTGGAGGAAGCGACCATGAGACACGCAGTTACCTGTCAGGCCTACCTAACCGCTGGCGAGCCGTTCGACGAAGCCCGCTGCAACTGCGAGTTCCAGGTGGCCAACTTGAAGGAAGAACTGACCTTCTACAAGTCCCGCTGCCTGTGCTTGCACGAGCACCGGATGGATTTTCGAGAGCCCGAGCGAACCATCCTGCGTGACGTGCTGGCCAATGGTGCCACACGGGTCTCCGGCTATCCGTGTGGGCATGGCGTGCCGATCGAAGATACATGCGACGATTGCGACACGCTCACGTACGGGCGTCAGGCCGGAGAGGACGACGGAGTATGAGCAAGCAGAAGCCTGACGATCGCTGCCGGGCCTGCCTGCAGGCCGAGATCGATATCGAGCAGCTGGAGCAGCGACTCGCGAATGCGACGGCTGAGGTCGATAGGCTGCGGCTGAAGTACGAGCCACTCCCTGACCATTGTGAACACGGCGTGGCCGATGGCGATTGGTGTGAACCGTGTAATCGGGCGTACAAGGAAGCCGCGGCGGCATCAAGCGAAGTGAGGGGAACATGAGCTTTGATACGTGGTTTTGGGAACAGTGCAGCAGACCTGGATTTCGGCACAACAATCCGGGTGACGAACAACTCGCCCGCGAGGCGTACATGGCTGGATCTATGTCTGCTCAGCCAGAAGTGGATGAACTAGAAAAGCAGCTCGTAGAAGCGAAGGCAGTGAAAACGTGCGAATGGTGCACTGACGCCGAGGATGGTGAAGTGTACGAAACGTCGTGCGGGAAAGTGTGGCAGTTCATCGACGGCGGACTGTCGGAGAACAGCTTGAAGTTCTGCCCATTCTGCGGTGGTCGCGTGAAGGATGTTTCACACTTTCTAGAAGTGGAATCAACATGAATCGAGTAATTACGACGCCCCAGCAGGTGATCGCCGAACTGCGGGCTGTGTCGGCCCAGATCATTCACCCGAAGGACACCTACCTTTCCGGCATGGCCGACGTGGTCGAGCAGCTCGCCGGGCAGGCCATGAGTTACCGCGAGCAGGCCGTTCGAGCCAGGGCGGAACGAGAGGCCGTATGCGGGCGGTTGGAATGGTGCAACGTGAACGGAGGCCAGGCGTATGTCTTGCTTGGAGTCGGCGCGTATGAGTTGAATCGCTTTCTGATGGCCGCTGGCGACGTGGCCGTAGCAAAGATGGAAAGAGAGGGATGAAATGGATCCAGAGAGTCGCGTTTCTGAGCAGTGGGTGCGTGACATTCGCGCGTGGCTGGAAACCCAGCCCGGAGCAACCGAGTTCGACGGTTCTCCGCTGGATGGCGTGCAGCGTGTGATGAGCATCAAGGACCAGCGGATTGCGGAACTGAAAACACAGCTCGCGGAGGCGCGGGCGGCGGCGCGGTGGTTCTATGCCGATCGTTTGACATGTGTAAGCGTACAGGCGATCAATCTCGAACGCTGGCCTTGGTTAGCCGACGAGGCGGGGGATGGTGTGTAGTCACGCTACCTAGCGTGTTGTGTGTGTTCAGTTATTGGGAGTACATGTTATGGATGGTGAGCGCATTGCGAGCTGGACTGTGTCGAAGGACGGGAAGGTTGTCGTGCAGCAAGTCGGGAGCGAGGTTCATCCCAAGTTTCCGCAATTGCTGCGAGACGAGCTGGACGGTGTACTGAACCGTCATGGCGACTTTCACGGGACGCTTGAGTCGTTTGGTGACGGGACCGTGATCCTGACACTGAAGTCAGTGCGGTGATACTGGGTGGTATCAGCCCGCACGGAATCGCGTGCGGGCGGGAGGGAATCGTGGGCAGTGACTACGCAAAACGACTGTCGAATGTGTCGAAGCTGGACGACGACAGTTCGATGCCGTTCGGTATTCACAAGGGTACGCGACTCGGCGACTTGCCAGATAGCTACTTCCGCTGGTTCCTCGAGAGGGACTGGTGCGATGAGTGGCCTGACCTGGTGCAGTACGCAAACCACGTTTTGGAGGACTGATCGCGATGGAGTTTGAATGTTACGACCTACTGCACGGCGGCGAGGGGCCGCGTGGCGACAAGGTGACGGTTTTCGTAGGCAATAACAGGTCCGATGCAGCCGAGGAGGCTGCCACGTACTTTGACGACGTCGAGCAACGCAAGGAGCGGTGCGGAAACGACTGTTTCGACGGAGCGGTCAGGTACATCGAGGTGGTCGGGCCTGACGGGCGATCGACGAAACACGAGGTCTCTTGCGAGGTCACGCGATCCTACACGGATGTGATCCGATGAAGCGATCCGATGCCGAGTACGCACTGGCGACCTGCCTGACCTACTTCCACGAGATCCGCCGGACCGGCCAGGTCGGCTGCCCGTACGATCTGGCCGACCGGATCCGCCTGCTGGACGACTTGCTCGAGCGGCCGACAGACAACCACCTGGCCGGGATCCTGCACGACTACGACGGGCCGCACGCGATCACGAAACACAAGAGAACGTGATGCCAGGCCTGATTTACTCCGACCTGGCGGCGCGTTAGCTTGGGTCCGTATCACCAACATCCTGGAGACAAATTGATGAAGTCCGAGACGGTTCTCTACCAGGCCAATCCGGCCATGTTTCGTTCCAGCCCAGCTCGATTTCTGCTGGTCGTCTTCCTATGCTTCCTGCTGGTCGGGATCCCGATCCTGATTGCCTGGTGGTTGACGTGCAAGAGCACCGAGCTGACCGTCACGGACGAGCGGGTCAGTCTGCGAAAAGGGATCCTGAGCAAGCAGCTTAACGAGGTCAAGCTCGACCACGTCCGCAATGTCCAGCTCCGCCAGGGTGTCCTGCAGCGGATGTTGGGAGTCGGCTGGATCGGGATCTCGTCAGCCGGTCAGGGCGGCCTCGAGATCGAGGTCGACGGCATCCCGGCTCCCGATCGCGTGAAGGCGATTATCGACGAACGAACCCGGTAGTCCGTCGCCACCAGGTCGCAATTCGATGGCCTACTCGATTCAGAGCCTCCTGTCTGGCTGGACAGTTACACACGGTCTGGAGGCCGAGCAGCTTCTTGGCCCGCAGGTATCGCGAGCGGGTCAGGCCGCATCGATGCAGCCAGGCGGCCAGGTGGTCGCCCCAGCCGGGCTCCAGTCCGCCGAGCTGCTCGTAGCCACACAGACACGAGATCCGGACCGCACTGGCCGGCAGGTAGGCGACGATCCGACAGGCCGGGCAACGCCACTTCAATTGACCTGACACGTCATCGACCCCCAGTCGGAACAGACCGCCCCGGTCGGGACAGAGACCAGCGTCAGCGTCCTGGCGGCCGTGCAGTCGATCGGATCGCTCGTACTGCTAGTCCACTTCCAAGCCGCGAACGCAATTTCTCCGTAGTAAATGATGCCGCCGTAGATCCGGAGGTTTACTATCCACTCCGACCGCCCACCGAAACCAGGCCAGACGGCCGCCTCGACCGAATAGCTGACGAGACCATACAGGCCTCCACAACTCACCATCGCGGAGCCTTTGCGCCAGTAGCACGCGTTGTCGATCCTTCGTGATAGGATGTGGGTCGCGTTCAGGCTGGAGCACACGCAGTCCCCGTTGCTCAATCCAGCGAGCGTAACAGCCAGCGTGTCGGCGTCGGCACTGCAGATGTAGCAGGGCGGCGGGTCCTCGATGCAGCCCTTGCAGCCCGGATTGTGTTTTTTGAACGTCGCCATCACTCGCAGTTCTCGACCGTGACCCAGAGGGTGCCGAACACGTCTTCGCTGATGAACAGCCAGGTGGCCGAGTCGACGGCGGTCGTGACCATGTTCCGGACCGTGAAGCTAATCGCCGCTCCGCTGTCGTCATTGAGGGTCACGAGCGTACCGGTGGTGGCATCGAGTCGGTAGAGATTGACTGTCCCGCTGCCTGGCGTCAGGCCGACCAGGGCGGTGATGCTCGAGGTCGACTTGGCCACGTAGCCGCGGCAGACCGGTGCGCGCGGGAGCTGGACGCCGGACTGCGGTCCGCCGCCCGTCAGCCGATCACGCGCGAGCAATCGCCCCAGCCCGTCGGCCTGGCGCTCGGTCAGGGTGTAGTGGGTCTTGCGGGCCATCTCGTTAGCGGTCCAGGGCGTAGATCTCGACGTCGACGGCGGCCGTGTTGGCCTTCATCCGGAGCGTTTTGCCAGTCATGCGTTCGAAGAGGGCCACTCCGCCGGGTCGGATCTTCCCGATCGACTTCATCGTCCCGGCGTCGCTCATGCCGAACTCGACATAGTTCGTCGCGTCCAGGTTGCGGATCAGGATGTAGGCAGGGTCGGTCAGGTCTCCGAACGCGACATCCTCCTCGCTGGTACCGATGTTGACGACGCCCGGATTACCGCCCCGGGCGGTCGCCTGATCGAGCTGGATGCCGGTCATCGATTTGTCGAATGTGAACGCACCGTTCCGGCATTGAAGCCGAAGCGTGATGGTGATTTCGTCCGCCATGGGGTACTGCTCCTATGAGTAATCGAGCGTCAGATCCGCGAAATCCTTCTGGGCGTAGAGGTTGAAGGTCAGGTAGTAGGGCACATCCGATCGGCCGCCGGATCCGTCCAGGTAGCCCGACGTCGGGTTCCCGCTCGCGTCCATGAAGATCTTGGTCTGGTTGGACTCCGTGTAGCGGGTCCCGTTATCGAGCGGCTGGATCTGCCACCCGGCGTCATTGAACGCGTTTCCGACCTTGAACTTGAACGTGTAGGACACATTCCAAAGCGTCCGGCCCTCGATCTCCTCCTGGCTGGCCGTGATACCGGCCAGCAGGACCGACTTCGGCGGAGCGCCCCAGAAGGTCGACTGATTGACGCGGTTAACGTAGTCGACGATCAGCAATGGGGAGAAGGTGGCCTCATATCTGGTGATCGTCAGAATCGGGATCGGGGCCGGAGTGGTGACGAGGAGCGGCTCGCCGGACGAGTTGGCGATCGGCTCCTGGGTTTCCTGGTCGTAAACGATCACGACGTCTTGCGTCTCGAACCCCCAGTTGACCTTCGGGGCCCGGGCCTCCGGGGCGGTCTCTTGCTCTTGATCCTCGGCATCCTTGGTCTCGTTGTCGTACTTCAGCGCGACCTTCCAGAAGTCCGTCCCCTCTTCATGTTCCTCCACCGAGGCGCCGCGAAACTTGCACTGGGGGTCGTATACGTTCCCCCAGCCGAACGGCTGACCCCAGACGAGCCCGACGGACTGCAGGACGTCCCGCTCGCCCTCCTGCCCGTTGGAGAGCATCAGGACCGTGGTCCCACGCGTGACGGTCAGCTTCCCGGTGGTGTCGATCGACTCATCGAACGATCGCGAACCCGGGACCTCGCCTACCAGTACGGCCATCACTCATCCTCCAGGCTGACCACCACGGGAGATTGCTCGAGCCGCCGGTCGATGGACTTCAGGTAGCCGGCCGTGTCGACCGTGGCCTTCTGGATCGCCGCCATGGCCTGATCCTGACCGGTCTGGATCTCGCGGGTCGCGGCCCCAACGGAGCCGCGCATCAAGACCTCCGGCGCCCGGGCGGCCATCGCGACGGCCGCCACGGCCGCGGCGGCGACCTGAGGGGATCCGCCGGCGGTAGCTCGCGCCGTCGCGCCGGTCGCCTGGTCGGCCGCCTCTTTCTTGGCGGCCGCTTCGGCTATGGCCTTGTCGCGTTCCTGCCGGAGGGCCTCTAGCTCGGCCTCGTTGCCCTCCAGCTTGGCCGCCGAGGTGGCGGCCCGTTCGTCCTCGCGGGCCCGCTTCTCGCGCTCGAGGTCGGCCACCTGGCTTTTGGTCATGTCGCCGACCATCTTGGCCATCTGGTCCGGGTCTTCGCCCATAAACCAGGCCATCACTTTCGCGATCTGCTCACCCAGCCAGCCGGACATCTTTCGCCAGGCGGTCTTGATGTACGAGATCGTGGCATCCAGGACGCTCATCATCGTGTCCCGCAGGCCGTACCAGATATCCAGCAAGGAGTTGACACCCTCGGTCCAGATGACCTTCAGGCTTAACCACGCGATCTCGGCAGCGAGCGTGAGGTCCCCGGCGGCGAACGCATCCGAGATCCCGCCCCAGGTCTCCAGTGCGAAGTCCTTCATCTCGCCCAGCCAACCCATGACGGAGCTGACGGCCGACTGGCCGGAGTCCGTGAAGGTTGCCCACACGTAGGCCGCCCCGGCCAGGGCGGCCAGGACGAGTCCGACGGGCGAGAGCAGGAAGGCGAACCCGCTCGCTACGGCCGTGATGGCGCCGACGAAGGTCCCCAGGATCGCCGCCGCGCCGGTGAACATCGCCCCGATGGCCGCGATGGCCATCCCGGCGGTCGCGATCGCGGCCCCGATGCCGGCCACGACGGCGGCCGCCTTGGCAATCGAGAGGATCAGGCCCCGGTTTTCCTTCACCCAAGCGATCACGACCGCAACGGTCTCACTCGCCCGCTTGGCAATATCGGTCAAGGTCGACGCCATCGCGGCCCCGACGTTGAACGCAATCGCCTTGCCCTGTTCCTTCAGGGTGTCCCACGCGTCGCCCAACGCGGCGGCGGCGGCCGCATCCTCGCCCGACATCGTCAGCCCGAGAGCCTTCGACTCATCCAGCATGGCCGCGATGCCCTCCCGTCCGCCCTTGAGCATCGGGAGCAACTCGACCCCCTTCTTGCCAAACAGTTCCATCGCCTTGGCCGCCTGGGCGGTCGGGTCCTTCATGGCCGCAATCGCGTCTGCGGCGTCGAGCATGAGTTCCTCCGGGCTGGCGGATCCATTCCCGGCCGCGGCGGCTGCCTTCTGGAGCTTGGCCATCCCGGCCGTCACGGCCTCCAGGCTGGACCCGCTCATCAGGGCCGCGTGGCCGATCCCGGACAGGAACTCGACCGACGCGCCGGTCCGCTGCGAGAGGTCATCCAGCGCGCCCCCCATGTCCATGAAGGTCGCCGTCGCGGCCGCCAGCGGCCCCAGCGCGGCGGACCCCACTCCGGCCAGCCCGGCCCCCAGGGCCGCGATCGACCCACCGGCACTCTTGAGCTTGCCCCCGATGGCATTGAGATCCTTCGAGACCGTGTCCCGAATGGAAAACTCGACATAGGCCGCGCCGGCCTTGATCGCTCCCGAGACGCTCATGCGGCACTGCTCCCGCCCTGACGGCCAAAGAATTGCGGAAACTTCGGCGCCACCAACCGGAAGGCCGGACCCATAAAGGGCCGCCGGGGATAGCGGGCCAGCCGGTCGCGGTAGAGGTGCCAGGGGCGGGGGCTGAACCGCCGGTCGTGCCGGAACCAGGTCTTCCCCTTGTCGAAGCTGACTTCCCGGATCCGGATCGTGCCACCAAATTCATGGATGGCCGGAACGGACATCGAGCCGCCCGTCTTCGCGTCCTGGTTGACCTGATTGAGCCGCCGGGGGCCGACGATCACCGAGTCCTTCTGGGGCGAGAATGCGTACAGGATGTTGCGCAGGTTCGCAAATTGGTCCCGGGAGTGGACGCTCGGCGGACTGCCGGCCTGACTGACGGCCTTGCGGCGCCGCAGGACGTCCCGCCGGGCGGTCTGGCGGGTGTGCGAACCGGCCTGGTAGAGGGCCCGGTAGGCGATCTTGTTCGCCATCGCCCGCACTTTCGCGCGGTCGAAAAAGTAGTCCTTCACGGCCGCCTCGACGGTCAGACCATCACCGTTCAATCTCGCCATCACGTCCTCCCGTCTCGCCGTCTCGTCCGTTCGTCTCACGCACCTGCGGGACGAACATCTTCAACATCCCGATCGTCTCACGGGTGATCGGGAACGCGTTCTCGGCCGCTCCCCTTCTCGCCCGGGCGGTCGTCATCGGGTTGAAGTCATCCGGCGTGAACTTCCTCGAGCGAGATCGTTTCTTAGGCGCCATGTTGGCCACGAGGGCCATCAGGCTGGACGTCCGACCCCACTCGGCGCGCTGGCGTCCCCGCCAGGCGGCATAGAGTTCGGCGAGCGTCCAGTCTCCCCACCAGACTCCGAGCACTCCGGCGAGTTCGTACACGAGCCCCCATCCGTCGAGCTCGGCTGGGAGAGTTCGCGATCGAGCTCGGCCCCGAAGACCTTCGTCGCTTGATCGACCCTTTCGTTCATGTTGACCCGACTGAGCTTCGTCTGGACCAGCTGGGCCGTCCGGTCCATGTAGGCCAGGTGGGCCCGATAGGCTTGTTGGAGCAGTTGGCCCACGGCCGGCTGCCAGCCTAGGAAAAAATCGTTGATCTCCTCCGCCAGGGCGGCGGCCGCGACCTTCAAGACCTCGCCCGAGAGCCCGTCCGTGAAGTCCTCGACGGTCAGGCCCGCGGCCCGGACCTGGGGACCGCAGACCGCCACGAGCATTTTGCTCAGGGTCAGCGGGTCGGTCAGGACCTCGGCCCAGACGTTCTTGATGTTCTGGACGTTCAGGAAATCAATGCCGGCCTGGTCCCGTAAGGCCGCCAGGGCGGTCGCGTTACCGCGCACCGACCAGGGCCGTCCGGAGGAGTCAGAAAACTGTCGCATCGCCAACCCCCGTTAGCAAAATGAACCTATCATCGTCGCGCGACTGTCGCGCGACCTACGCGGTCGTGACGTCGTACCAGCTTGGTGCGTTGGCCGAGTAGGTCGGCTTAGCCGTGACGTCCACCGTGACGGCTTCCTCCAAGGCCTCGTTGCGGCTGAAGGACAGCACCGACATATCGGCCCGGAGGCCCTGGGTCGTGTCCCCGCTGGCCGGCGGGACGACCCCGTCAACCACCAGCAGTTCGAGCGGGGTGTTGTTCAGGAACGCATCCCGGATGGCCTCGAAGTCTTCATCCGTCGGGTCCCAGACCATCGAGAACGAAATGTCGGCTTCCTTCAAGGTCCCGACCGTCTGCCGCCAGCCGTTTCCACCCCGGACGGTCACATCCGCCTCGCCCTTCGCGAGCGAGAGCGTGAGGTCCTTCACGTTCGTGATTTCATTCCAGGTCGGGGACGCGAACGTCCCGGTGTTGCGATACAGCTTGCACGCCAGGCCGAGGATTGGATCACCCATGAGTCAGTTCCCTGTAGGTGGCGTTGAGGGTGGCGACGAATTGACCGTTCGCCTCCGCCAGCGCGATGTCGTATGGTTGCTCCCGGTCGACCGAGCGGGCCACCAGGCCGGAGATCACGGCCGACCGGAGGTCGGTTTCGATCTCGCTCGCGAATGTCAGCAGGTCGGCCAGTTCGTCACTTGCTGTGGTGTTGAGCTTGCACTGCACATGGACGTCAACCCGGTAGGTCGAATCCATGTCGCCACGCCGATTCAGTCTTACGCTCGTCGCCGGTCCGATCGTGACGTCGACCACCAAACTCCGGACCGCCTCTAAGGCGAACGTCGCCGTGGCCCGGACGGCCGGGAGGCCGACCGGAGTCAAGCTGTACGACCCGGCAGCCAGCCGGGCCGCGACGGCGGTGGCGATTTCGTAATGGCGATCCATTAGGTCGGTAGCTCGGTCAGTTTCGAGTGAATCCGCAGGCCCACTCCGTACGGATCGAACGGGTCGGCGACCCGCCCGGACGGACCCGGCAGGACGTCATAGACGGTGCCCAGCCGGGTGATCGTATCGCCCCGAAGTGGAGTCATCTCCAGATCGGCGGCTTCAATAATCCAATCCACCTGGGTGGAGTTCTCGAGCACGATCCCGAACGCCCCTTCGGACGCGTTGGCCGTACGGCCCGGGACGGCGGTCAGCTGATAGCTGGCACCGCCCCGGCCGTACAGCACTGGCACGCCCGCGGTGGCCTTGAGCATACGCACATGGGCCACCGCCGCGGCGGTAACGGGGATCGCTTCGTAGGCCATCGGGCCTCCAGTCGGTTACGCCAAGGCCGTCTCGGTGCTCAAGATCGCGTCCGTGACGACAATCGGAACCTCGTGCGACTCGCTGGGGAACGGGGCCGGGGCACCGGTCGGCGTGGTGGCCGTCCGGCTGTTCTGCAGCTGCTTCCAGGATCGCCGGTTCATGGCGATCAGGTTCGGCCGACGGCCGACGGGGAACAACGCGATCGCGGCGGCGATCAGGTCATCCGTCAGGCTGTTCGAACTCGCGTCCAGGTTGCAGATCCGGGCCACGTCGTAGGTCGACGGGATCTGGAGGGCCATCCAGGCCGTGATGGGCGTGTAGTACGCCGGGTAGGTGCCGGTCGTGCCGGCAATCCGGACGACGGTCGTCTCGTCCATCGCGATATTGCCCTCGTTGCCGAGCACGAGCGCGACCGCATCCTCGCCGGTCCGGAGCAACCAGACGGACGAGCAGCCCGACGACCCGCCGGCATTCACGACCTGGCCGTCGGCCAGTTGGTTGTAGGCCGCATTGTCACCCAAGCCGGCGAAACCGGCCGCACTGCCGCCCGTCCCGGTCCCGTAGGCGACCTGCTTTTCGGCATTGAAGAACGCCGACCGGAGGTGCCGGGAGGCCTCGCGGGCCACGAAGGCCTGCCAGCCGCCCGTGAACGATTCAGCGAGCGCCTTGTCGACCGCGAAGCTGGCGTCCAGGATCTTGCAATTCAGCGTCACGACCGTGTCGGCCGAGACGCTGTTCTCGCGTCCGTCATTCACGGCCCGGAAGCCGGTCGTGACTTCGGTCGTCTCGGTGATGACCTTGTGGTCCGTCCCGTTGGACGCATAGACGCTCGCCAGTGCTCGGACGAGCGGCGAGTCGTTCAGGATGTTGGAGGCTTCGAAGGGCGCCAGGTTGGCGTCATTGATCTTGACCATCGAGGCCAGCGGATAGAAGGTGTCAGCCATCAGGAGGCTCCTGTGCGGTGACGGCCGGCGTGTCACACTGACACGTCCGTGTCACATGTCTACTCGGTACAGGTAAGCGGCTTTAGCCGCGTCGAATCGAACTGGCGATCGTCCCACCAGGCTGTTGGACCGGCGGGGCGGGACTGAGCGGTAGCGGCTCGCCCTTGAGGGCGGCCAGGTTGTCTCGGGCGGCCGACAGGTCGGCCTCCAGGGCGGCGACCCGGACCCGCAGGGCGTCGCGTTCCTGCCGGATCCCATCCGGGATCGACAGGCCGGCCAGCAGGTACCGGACGCCGAGCTCATCCCCGAACTCGTCTCGGTAGGGCTGCAGGGCGGCCCGCATGGCTTCCGGGGTCGGGATCGGCGGGGCGGACTGGCCCGGCTCGGCTGCCGGTCCGGGCAGTGGATCCGGTGTCGGGTCCGGCTCGGTCTCGACCGGCGGGGTAGCGGGTACTGGATCCGGCACGGGCGGGCTATCAGGCTCGACAACCGGGGCGGGCTCGCTGGACAGTTTCGTCATGGAAATCTTCCTGCCGTAATGGCGTTCGAGAAATCGGTGAGCCTTGGCCAACACGGCCTCGGGCGAGTATTGGGCAAAATGCCGCTCGACCAGCCAGGTCGCGGCGGCCGGGATGTCGGTGGCGTCCTGGACGCTGGAGAACAAGCCGCCCCGCGTGGCCGCCGGGGTGTCGACCAGGTCGGCCGCATGGAGGCCCTTGATCCGCAGTGCCGTCGGGGCGTCGAGGTCGGATTCGTCCGACCCGTCCGATCCGTCGTCCGACTCGGAGTCGCCATCCTCCGGGCCGTCGAACATGTCATCCGCCAAGAGGGTCGCGACCGAGACCCCGAACGCCTCGGGATCCTGCTCGGCCAGGTCGAGCACGTAGTTCCCGAGGTCACCCTTGGGAGTGTCGAAGCTCGAGTCCGCCAGGTGGAGATCGGCCACGACGAACCGCTCCGGCTCCTGACCGACAACCCGCAGGTTCCGCCAGTAGCCCAAGAAGGTCCCCAGGCCGTCGTCCGACATGGACGGGTGGGCGAACCGGGCCTTGAGGCCGCGATTCTTCCGGCTCCCGAAATCGACAACTTGCTGGAGCGTCTGGCCATCTACGAACCAGTTCCGCGAGTCGCCCTCGACCAGCGGCCCCTCTTCGATCAGCTTGGCGCCGAAGATCACGTTCTTGTTGCGGTCGACTCCCGACCAGTAGGTCGACGATCCGGCCGTCCGGTTGGTCCGGAAATAGGATTCGAGTTGGCGGACCGTCACGGTCCCGGCTGCCAGGCTGGGCATTACTTGGACTCCGATGGTTTGGTCGGTGGGGCGGGGACGATCACCTGACTGGGAGGCGGCGCGGCGGTATCGAGACTGACGCCCGCCCGGGCGGCGTAGCGGAGCTCGGCCGCGATCTTGTCGACGTTGTCGAACCAGCTCCGGCCCGTCCGTTCTCGCACGACTTCGTCATGGGTCTTGAAACCGGACCGGATGGCCTCGACGTCGGCCTTGGTCTCTTCGAGCGGCCTCCACCAGGGCGTGCCTTCATGGACCCACTCGAACACCAGGTCGGCCAACCTGGTCTTAGCCGGTAGGACCAACTCGCCGGACTCGATCCAGCCGAACGTTTTCCAAAGCGTGACGGCGTTCAGGAACTCGTGCAGGTCGGCCCGCTTGTGCGCGCAGCTCCGCTCGTACTGCATGGCGGCAGCGCGGCTGCCGTAAAAGTTCGTCGCCGATTCGTCGTAGAAACTGAACGGGATGTCGAGGGACTTCAGCGCGATCGCGATCGTGGTCTCGCTGAAATCCTGGAAGGGCTGGCTGGGTGAATTGGCCTCCATGAACTCGGCCTTATCGCCGGGATCCAGCTCGAGCTTGATCGGCCCCTTTCCGAAATCGACCTCATAGCGCTGCTCTTCATCCTCGTGGTCGGTCGTTTCGCTCACGGGATCGTCGACCTGCTTGGTCAGCGGATCGGCATCGTCGACGGCCTCGCGGAAGATCGCCAGCCCGAAGATCTGCGAGACCTTCATCTTTGCCAGCGCGTACCCGTGGGCCTCGTAGAGGTCACGCAGGGGATTGATGGCCGTCGCGAGGGGCGAGACGCCCCGGACCTGGTCGGCTTCGTCGTAGTAGCCGACCGGCAAGATGCTCGTCGCCTCGACCCAGCGTTCGAACGAATAGCATCCATAGCGGTCGCGGCTATGGACCGCGTAGCGGAGCGGCCGCCCGTAGGAATCGATCTCGATTCCGTGGTGACAGTTGTCGGGTACCTTTGGGGCACCGGACCCCTCGGGGTCCCGGACTCGATCGCCCTCGATCACCTGCAGGTGACCGCTCGCGAGCTTGATTGGGAAGACGTCTCCGTCGACCGTACGGCGGAGCTCGAGCTGGCGTACGATCGATTGGAGGTTCCGGCGGCCCGTCGCGTCCGATCGGTCGGGGCTCGAGTAGTCACGCATCAGTTTCGACCAGCGGTCATCGAGGGCATCGTTGCCCGTGTTGGGCATAAAGCTGAACTGCGTCACGTAGTCGAGATGACGCCGGACCGCCCAGGCCGCGACGGCGAAATTCTGCTGAAGGTCCCGCGTGCCGGCCTGTAGGCGCCGACGCTTCACATCCGGAAGCAAGTCATCCGAGGTCTTGATCCTCGCGCCGACATCCCGCCGGCGGGTCGATGACTCGCTGGCGTCGTAGGCCAGAGCGGCAATCCGTCTGCGGGGCTTCGTGGGTGCTTGCATCAAAACGCGTTGTCCAATCGGATGTTGGAAATCCGCTCCCGCCTGCCCGCCAGGGCGGACAGCCGACGATTCCAGTAGTCGATCTCATCCAGGATGGGCTTACGGCTGAAGCTGCTCGACGTGCCGTCAATCGAGACAGACTGGACGCCGGCCGGCAGGGCATCCAGTTGGGCCTGCAGGTCGGTGATCCGGGCTCGAATTTCAGCCAAGGCGGCCGCGCGTCCGTCGAGTGGGCTCGTCATTCACGAGAGCCTGACGGCCGGGCGGGGAAATCGCTAGCGAGGAAATGCCGGTTGGCGGTTTCAGGCCGCCCGGTCCGGACCGTCGGACGACGGGTCGTTCGTGACGCGCCGGATCAGGTACCGTTTCCCGCAGGTCCGGCAGGAGGTGTACCACCAGCTGTACAGCTTCCCGCTGGACCGCACGGTCTTGAAAGGCCGCTTGGCCTCGCGATCGTGCGAGCCGCACTTCGGACAGGGGTCCACCGATTCCGTGACGGTGTCGAACCGCTGCGTCTGGGCGCCTTTCGGACGCCCGGTCTTCTTGGGCTTGGTCATAGGTAGGTCACCCGCTTCTTCCGTGGTTTCTTCGGAGACGAGGATCCTTCCCTCGAGGTCATGTCAGACCCGGGCGGCCTACCCGGCGGGATGTGGAACGGTATACCGGCGATCGATCCCGCGACCTGACATCCTACCAGACAATCCCAAAAATGGTTGTCGCGCCTGTCTGGCTTCTGCTTCCACTCGAAGACCGTCCGGCCGAGCGCCTCGACCTTGATCGGCAGCTCGCTAGTCAGCTGATCGGCCAGCATCCGGTGCCGCCTGGCCGCGTAGAACGCGACCGCCCCGGGGTCGCCGAGCTCCATCATGAGTCGCTCGGCCAGGGTGGTCTTCCAGAAGTTGGTGTCGTACAGGACGTGCCGGACCTCGCGGCTGTTTTGCTGCAAGGGGATCCGCCAGTAGTAGCCGCTGGTCGCCCGGCCGGAGTATTCGCCTAGCGGCCGCGAGGCGGCACCGATGAACTTGCCGTGACTGGGGAAGATCCGGTAGGGCAACTGACGGCAGACCGCGTAGACGCAGTTGCGTGACTCGCCCCAGTTGGCGTCCACGAGCGCGAGGTCGAGCTTGTGCCCCTCCCAGTTGTCTCCGAACAGGTAGGCCGACAGGCTCCGGATCCCGGCCGCCAGGCGGCCCTCCAGGGTGCCGCGCGGGAACTCAAGTTCGAGCGTGCGGCGGATCGACCGGTAGGAAAAGAAGTCCTCGGTCTGTTCCGGCATGGTCCCGTAGTCGACCACATAGCCGGTCGTCTGTTCCGTCCAGGCCGTGACGACGTAGTAGAGGGCCTGCTTCTGGACGTCCACAAAGGCGGTCAGCCGCGAGGTGTCGGGCGGGATGGCCCGTCGCATGTAGCCGTGGCGGCGATCCTCGAGTGATTTCGCCTCCAGCCGCGGGACGTCGACATCCCGGGCGGGCGGGAGGGGCTCGTTCTGGTACTCGGCCGCGAAGGCCTCTTCGCCCTGGAGCTTTAGATTGTAGGCGTTCTGGAGGGCGGACAGTTCGTCATCGTTTTTGCGTTGCGGCCAGGCGACCTTCGCCCCTTCGTCCATCACGGCACGGTGTTTCCGGTAGTAGGCCGTGGCGCGTTTGAGGCCCCTGTCGGCCGCCATGTCGGCCGCCCAGATTTTCCCGTACTCGGCCCAGCAGGCCTCCGCCTCGGGACCTTTCGGCCACTCGTAGATCAGCTTGGTCCGCTCGCCCCGCCAATCTGGATGCTTCTCGCGATCGAGCATCCGGTCCGCCAGGTCGTTATCGGTGATGACCGTACAGGGCATGATGGCCGCGATCTTCCGACCCGGTCCGGCCAGACCGAGAATCGCGCCTGATATGATCGCCTCTCGATCGCGTGTCTGCGAGGCCGACCGGGCGGACTCGTCCGTCTGGGGATCGTCGATGATTGCCAGGTCGGGCCGGATGGTTTCACCGGTCGGAGTCTTGAAGTTCATCCCCCGAATCCGACCCGTGATCCCGGCAGTCCGGAGGACCGCGCCGGGTTGATGGCCCGGCACGGTCGGGAGCCGGATCGTGTGGGCCGTCCAGTGGATGTAGGTCGGCCGCCCGTCGCACGTCTGACCCTTACACCGGTTCGTGATGCGCTCGAGGGCGCGGACCGGCAGGCAGGCTTCCGGGAAGTCGGCGGCCAGGAGGTCATTCGTCTCGAGCGTGATCTTGATCGATTCGAGCCGCTCGGCCGAGCTGCCCTCATCGGCTCCGACTAGCGCGACGTAGCGCCGGTAGCCAAACAGGATGGCCCATAGGGCGGCCGCCTCGGCCAGGCTGGTCTTGCCCGAGCCGCGCGGCATGGCCTGCGCGAACAGCCCGCCGTCCCGGACGGCCGTCTCGATCTTGCCGATCACCACCAGGTGGTCGGCCGACCAGGCCAGTTTGAAGACATCCGCCAAGTAGGTCTCGCAAAAGCAGCGGAAACTCCTCTTCGCCTTGGCCCTGCGGCGCGGATTGGCCGGTTTGGGAATCGATCCGATCTCCCGCGCGGCGGCCGACATGGCGGCCTGGCGTTTCGCCGCTCGGGCTTTGTGCTTCGCGTAGCCGACGTCCTGGGCGGGCCGGGCTGGACCGTCCGGACGGGTCGTCCTGGCGGGTGCGAACATCACGGATTCCGGGCCAGTTGCTCGAGTTTCTCGATCACCTTCGCGGCTGACGCAAAGTCCTCCGCCTGGACCATCCGGAAGTAGAGATCCCGGTAGGCGTCCAGTGCCCAGCCGCGCACGACCAGCGGGTCGGCGTTCCCGACGGTGCGGAAATACTCCGCCGCCGCGGTGAACAGCTTGTCGATGTTCGCGCGCGGATGCTTCTTTTTCAGGATGGAGCGAATGACCGTGGCGTCAACGCCGAGCACCAACAAGTGGCGGACATGCTGGGCTGGGTCCTGAGTCATCGTCCAGTCGGACGTGACCGTCAGGGCCGTTTCGGTCGTGTGGTGAAGATCCTCTTCGTCGAACACCGGCAGCCCTCCCGTGCCTGCGGGCCGCCGTATCTTACCGAAACCGCCAGAAACCTGGCGAAAAGAAAGAAAGTCTGCCGCCTATTTCGGCGGTTCCCGTAGGTCTGCCCCGAGGGCAGAGGAAAAGTAGTACCTACAACTTTCGGACCGCCATTGGGTGGGTGGGATGGCTTACCATTCTGGATCAGGACGACGCCAGTCTCGCGAACCCTCCGGTTCGCTGGTCGAATTGGGATTGTGATGGGGTGGTCATTATGCGTTCGCTCACGCCCCGCAATTCAAAAACAGGTTGTCGGCAAACGTACTGTCCTCGCAGTCCACTCGGACCATCGCATGGTCGCACTGGCTTCCACGGTTATGGGCGACCATTGCGCCCCGTAGACCTCGAAGGTACAGCGGATAGCCGCACCGCGCGACGTTGTTGTTGCACACAGAAACGTTGCGCTGTGTGAAGCCGACACCTGCACCAACCGTCAGCAGCCCGATCGCGAACGACCCGCAGTCGGACACCGTGTTGCCGTGGATCGTGACGACTGGATAGAGGTCCTCGGCAGTCTGCTGCTGGAGCTTCATTCCGACACCGATGCAGTGATCGATGATGTTGTCCGCGAACTCCAGGTTGCCCCCACGCATCAGGTAAGCGCCATGCTGGCCAGGCATGTCGTGGATGTGATTGTTTGCGACAATCATGTCAGCCTCGCCCGGAACCAACAGGCCGAACGCGTGGCCAGAGATGTCGTTTCCGGCGATGCTGATACGTCGCTTCGGAATGCTATTCGCCGTACCGAGAATCGCGCCGTCGTATCCGTTGTCGTTCGGCTGAATGTGATCGCGGCCCATGCCCACAATCGTGTTGTCGAGAATCCGAATCCCACTGCACGCTCCATCTAGTACGACCGACCCGCCAGCGTGATTGGTGAGTCGGCAATCTCGCATGAGCACGTCATTAGCGGTAGATAAATGGAGGCCAGCAACGCCGTTGTACGGTGTCGAGTGCTGATGCCACGGCGATTCCAGCCCACACCCTCGCAATGTCAGTCCGACGATCTGCACGCCACTACAGCCGACGAGCGACAACGTTTTCGCGTGTTCAGCGGCTTGGGTCAGCATGGCACCGTAGCCAAGGACTGCCAGATTCGACTTCCGGACCGTGCAATCCCCGGCCACGCGAAACGCACCGTCCAGCGTGATCGTCGAGTACGGCTCGGCGCGCTCGAACGCATCACGCAACAACTGCGTGTCGTCGGAGCCGGTCGGCCGAAGTATTGTCTGCATCGCAGTGGCCTTATGAGGTAGCGAGGAATCCAGCGTTTTCCAAGGCAGCGAGAATCGCGTTGATGGTCGCGATCTCCGTTCCGCCAGCTGCGTCTGCAATGTGAGCTTGCTGGTAGAGTTTGATGATCTTGCCGCCTTCGGTCATGGCATGGATCGCCGTATTTCCCGCGGACACGTCGAACGCGTAAAGCGACGCGCGATTCGTGTACGCAGTCGGCGCAGTCTTGGACTGTTCCAGCGGTACGATGTGTGTGATTGTAGGAGTCGCGGAATTAACAACGGTCGTACTGTTCAGGAATGGCCCCGTGATCTCAATCACCGCATTCGCGTCGCCATTTAGGGCGGCCTGCAAATTGGCTGGCGGTGAGTAGTCCTCGAACCTCCATCGGATGTTGCTGAATAACACCTTACCGTTGTTGGGTGATACCTCGTCTGACACGAACGCCATACACCTGTACGTTGGCGCAGTAGACGCTCCCGCGTTAATCGGACAATCGACGATTGTCGCACCGTCGATCACGATTCGATGTTGCGGTTTGTAGATGTTAAACGCAGCGCCCTCGCATTGGGAAATCCTGTTATTGAGGAAGTCTCCCTGCGAGTCCCAAATGTACATCCCGAGCCAGCTGCACTTGCGAATGCGATTAGAAGCCGCCAATACGTTCTTGGCAGCCTTCACGTACAAACCGTACTGCACGTCATAGATGTTATTGCCAATGATGGACGTGTTCGTCGTATAGTAGCCATCACCTGCGCCGGCCGGCATGATCGCCACGCCAGAGTCGCCGCATTTTGAGATGGAGTTTCCAGTGATGTTGCAAACGCAGTCGACCGTTTCAGCGTTTTGATTTTGCAGCTTGATTGCGTTTTGCGCGATGTTGTAAAACGAATTTCCAGCAACCGTCATGTCGCCGCCTTGCTGGATGTATAGCCCCATCTGCCCGAATATGTCGCGCACCACGTTGTCAACGACCAACATGCCTTGTCCAGTTGTGGCAAAGATCCCGTGAGCGTGCCCGCTTAGATAGTTTCCACTGATGATTAGGCCATTTTTGGATTGGATGTTGCCAGCTGAACCAATGCAGGCATCTGCACCGTTGTCGTTATACCCACCCGTCCCCATGCCGATCACACGGTTGCGCTCAATGCGTAGACCATCACAAATGCCGTGTATCTGAATACCACCTCCCGCATGATTCGACAGATGGCAGCGCTCCACCGCCACATCGTTCGAGGCCGTTACGTATACGCCTGCCACGCCATTCCACACCGTATTGCCGGCTGCCCACGGATCCTCAGTCCCGTTGCCAATCAGGCGGAATCCAGATACTCGGCACCTGGAAACGCCAGATAGCGTGATGGTTTTTTTCTGTGTGCCCGTCTGGGTAATTGAGGCCCCGTCGCCGTCAAGAATTACGTCATCTACGGCCAGCGTGAGCGTGTCCGAGACGGAGAATGCACCGCGAAAGATGACGCGGGTGTTTGGCGTGATCCCGGCCAGGATGGCATTGATTGCAGCCGTATCGTCGGCGCCGCTGGGCTTGAGGAATACTGACTGTCCGTACAGACGGTTGCGGAGCGACCGCAACGCGATCCGGCGGGATTTCGGCGTCGAGGCAATGTCGGTAACGACCGGGAAACAATCGTCCTCGCCCATGTCTGTCACCGCCGTGAACGCCGAGACTTTTTTCTTCGCCATTATCTGTCCTCACCTTCGATATCGTCATCCTCTTCGGTCAGGATGATTTCCGTTTCGTCCGTGTCTTCCTCGGTCAACAGTTCATCGCAGCCAACTCGCTTGCGAACTGGCGTCAGCGGTGCCTGCGACATGCGATGGAGGATTACTTCAGCCACGGCACTAACCCTTCATGAACACCGGCACGTCTGCGGTGGCAATACCGCCTGTCGCGACCAGCTTCAGACGTTGATAGTTGTACGCGACACTAGGCAGCGGGTACGGCAACCCGGCTGTTACGGCTTTCGGCGCAATCGGACTCCAATCCTCGTCATTCGCAATCCCGTACGCCTCGGAGCCGACCTGGGCGTAGACGGTGATTTCAGTCGTTCCGCTCGTCGCCGGCAGATGGAACGAGCCGCCGCCGAAAAGGCGGGTGTCGATCACGGTCGAGTCGGCAACCACCGTGCCGATCGTGATCGTCATGTCGGGCGTGTGGTCGCGTGCGATAGGGGTCGTCATCGTACTTCCTCCTGACTGGTCGGGCGGGTGAGGTCAAAGGCCGGATCGGTGTCTAGTTCGTCCGAACAGTCGTCTAGTTCGGCCGAACAGTCGTCTAGTTCGGCCGCCGGACAGGCCAGATTGGTGAGCATACAGGGACGCGTCAGGATGATGTCCGTGACGACCTGCTGGCGGGTCTCGAGCGTGGCGACGCGGCGATGGGTCGAGGCCACCAGGTCGTAGAGTCGCAGGTCGTCCGGGCCGGTGTGGTTCACGGCATCGTTCGCCTGCTTGGATTGCTGTTTGGCCCGATAGCCGTAATAGGCCGCCAGGGCGGCCATCAGGGCGGTCAGGAGTGTCGAGAAGGATTCTTGTCCCACGAGGCCCTCACGTCTAAATGTAAATCACGAGAGGGCGTGCCAGTGCTGTCGCCGGTAGCGAGCGATTCCCCGTCGGCCCGCTGGCTGGATGGTGGTTGATCGCGGGCCGGACGACCAGTCTGGAAATATCGAGCGGACGTTTCGGCCTAGCTGGAGAGCTGGCGGATCTGCGGGCAGGTGTCGTACACGAGCTCCCGCTCGTAGCCCCGCACGGACGCGACGGCCCATACGCTCCCGTCCGAGATCCAGCGTGTGAAGAAACGCGACCGGACCCACCAGGTCCCGTCCGGCTGCTCGTGCCGCTTTCCGCCTGAGTTCCACTTCCCCCAGTTGTGCCAGTGGAGCCAGAGCGGCCCGCCGTACTGGTCATGCGCCCACTGGGTATCGTCCACCGCCATGATCGCGATCGCGTGATGCCAGACCCCATCGGGGTCCGAGACGCCATCCTGGTTACGGGTCGAGCTGTAGCCGTCCGACCCGCAGCGCACGAGCCCGAACCCGCTCGCGACCGCGTCGCGGGCCTCGTCACTACTTCGGACCGGATAGACCCGCAGGGCCTTGTTGGCGGCCGCCTGGGCGTTCAGCCAGGCCGGGGTGCCGCGTCGGCCCCACGATCCCGACAGGCCGGGACTGTAGATCGACAGGTCGATCGTGCCGCCGTCCGGACCGGCGTAGGATCCGCGTGGCAGAAACCCGCCCGCCCCCTCGGGGCTGACGTAATGGCACAGCCGCCCGCAGTCCGCCCCCTCGCCCCCGTGGCCCCGCATGCCATAGATGTTTTCGTCGCACAGCCGGCCCCGCCAGGTCGTCTCGCCGAACAGGCTGTCAATCGCGTAGTCGAGCGAGCCGGCATTCCGGACACACTTCCCGACGCAATCCCCCTGCCGCTGGGCCTCGCCCTTCACGGCCGGCCCGTCGGGATCGAGGGCCATCAGGGCCCGGTAGGGCAGACTGACCCGCCCGGCCCCGCTGGCTCGCGCGAGCGGGAAGGCGTCATAGAACGGCACCGCCTGGCTGGCGAGCAGGACCCGGTAGGCCTCGCCCCGGACGGACCCCGGGAAACCGGAGCGGTAGATCGCCTCGATCTGGTCCGGCGTGCAGTCGAAATCGTAATCGGCGAAACTCAGGTGCTCGGGCATGGCGGTCATCCGGGTTGGGCCTGGCGGCGGTTGGCGATCAGTCGACCGAGCCGTGTTCCATGAAGAGCGGCAGCAAGGTCAGCAGGATCTTGAGCAGCTGCTCCAAGATCGACGACCAGTCGGCCTGGTAGCGGGCCAGCAGGACGGCCTTGATCTCGTCCGCATTGGCGCCAGGATTCTCGGCCCGGTAGTCCCGGATGTCATCCCGGACGAGCCGCCGGAACTGGCGTTCCTCCCGGGCGTTGAGGCGGCGTTCGGACGGTCCGGCCGTCAGGATCGGTGTGTCGGTCATGTCAGTTCCCCGTGCCTGCGAGGTTGGTTGCGTGTGGGTGCTGTCAGGTGGGTGATCTCAACCGGCCAGCGCGGCCGCGATGGCGTGAAAGGCCTCGACGTGGCCCGCCAGATCGTCGGCCTTGAGCTTCAAGTCCGCGATCGCTTTCGCGTAGGCCGACCACCAGGGCCGCCAGGCGGCAAGACTTTCGGGCGTCATGGCAGATGCCGCCCGGGTCTTGACCTGGTCGGCCATAGCGGCCGGGTCCCAGCTGGTCGGATTCGCGGCCGCCTGGCTGGCGATCGCGAGAAAACAATCCGCGAGGGCCTTGCGATCAGCCCGCTGGGGTTCGGGCACGAGCGCGATCGCGGCCGTGATTTTGGAGCTGAAGTCCGTCGGGGGAGGCGGAGGGGGCGGAGGTGGAGGCGGAGGTGGGGGCGGCGGGACCGGACCGCCCTGGACTTCGATCACGTGCAGCCAGGACTTCTTCGCCACCGAGCGTTTCTCCCAGTCGATCGACATCGTGGTCAGGTTGACCGAGTAGACGCCCGGCGGGGCGACGAAGTGGAGCATCCGGCCGCCCTCGACCTCCACGGCCGAGATCGGTTTCGTCGCGTCCCAGATCCAGGTGTAGACATCCGCCGGCGACTCGCTGGTCATCGGGATGATCGTGTAGGGCGGGACGGACTTCGGGGCCGAGATCTGGGCCGAGGCGGTGCGGACCAGCAGGGCTGCGGTCAGGACGACCAGGACGGTCAGGAGCGTGATTCGTGGCTTCATGGTGGATCCAGTGCGGAGAAAACATCGCGGCCCGCCGGGCTGAGGAGAGTCGATCCGGCGGGCCGCTCGCGGTCGTGTTTCAGCTTGGGGGCTGAGGTTTTGCATCGCTGGCGAACAGGAGCCCGACGCCGCTCACGATGGTTGTGCCCGCGATCGCCCAATCGGGCATGGTCGACGGATCGCCGTCGAGCAAGGCGGCCAGGACGGTCAGGATCGCGGCGGCGATCATGCAGCAACCGGCCAGACTGGTTCTCGGGTTGGCGAAAAAACCTTTTGCGTTCATCGGCGGCGAAAAATATCTCGCAACCGCCATCTCGCACGCGGGCGAACCGGCTGGTTGCTGGTTGGTGGCTTGACGGTCGCCGACTGGCAGGACGTACAGGACGATCCCGTAGGTTGGTCGGCCGCCTCGCTGGCGGTTGTGCCCGTCGGGCAGACCCCACCCGGGCAGCTGGACGGGGCCCTCAAGATCGCTCGGGTTCGTTCCACGGTCCGGAGCTCGTACACCGGCTGGCTGGCGAGTTCGTACCGGACCGGAAGGCCGTACTGAACGCTGGAACCAGCGGGCTCCAGGTTGGCCGACGGCTCGACCGTTTGGGCAAACAGCCCAACCGCCAGGCACCCGACAAGAGCGACGATCAGGAGCGCGATCGAGCAAGTTCGCATAGCATCCTCGGCGTTAGAAGAACCGAGGGCAGCCCCGCAGGCATGCTGGCTGCCCTCGGCCGTATCACCTGACATCCCAGAGACCCGACGATAGCCGACCGGCCGGGAAGGCCAATCGGGGAAATCGCCAACGGGAGTTTCTCAAGGGATCACCCGCAGGCTGATCGGGATCCGGTTCGTCTTGCCGGTCAGGAAATCCTGCAGGCTGTGCGGGCCGGGGATGAAGGCCTCGATCGTGATCCCGTTCTGGATCGCAACAACCAGGTTGTCCGTTCGGCCGATCAGGGCGGACGTCTGGGCGGTCAGGGTGTCGATCGACTGATCGGCGTTCTGGAGCGTGGCTTTGGCCTGTTTGCGAAGCGTCATGTATGGTCCTCCGTGCGTGCGTGAACTGAACCGAACTAGAAATCGTCGTAGCGATCAAACACCGTCCCGGCGGTCGGCCGGAAGACCAACCGGTCGGCGGCGGTCCGGAGCTCCACGGCCCGCTGGCCGAGCTCGCGCTCGAAAAACCGCAGGCTGACGAGCCGGAGCTCGAGCGTCTCGCTCGCCCGACCGGCCAGCAGGCCCTCGAGTCGGTCGGCCTCCTCGGTCGTTCGGGCCTTGAGCCCATCGAGCCAGCGGGCCATCTCGAGTAGGCCCGCTGACAACTCGCTGTCACTCTTGGTGGATCTCATTGGGGCCTCTCAGAAGAGTTTTCGCTGACCTGGCAGCGGCTTGATTCGCCTTCGACGCGGGAGCCTGCCTGGCTGAAACTCGAGCGACCTGACGAACCAGTGCCGCCGATACTCGACCGCGTCCCTCCAGCAAGGCCCGCAGCGGGCCAGTCCGTCGGAGCGGACCACCACCCGGACCCGATCGGTCCAGTCCTCGATCCCGCACGTGACGCAGCGGGCTCGGTGTGTGTGTGTGTGTGTGTGTGTGTGTGTGCATCCATCACGCCCTCACCTTCTCGCGTTTTTCGATCCGCCGTCCGTCCTTCGTGGTCGGCCACTCGGGCACGATGTTGACGCGCCGGAGCAGCTGGGTGAGCTCGAGGCCCCGCCGGGCGACCGCCTCGGCCAAGCAGGCGAAAAAGTGGCTCGGCTTATCGCGGCCGTTCAGCTCCGCACCGCGACACGCGGAATAGACCTCCGCCTCGGAGAGTTCCCCGATGTCGGTCTCGAGCAAGGCCGCCACGCCCCAGAGGTTCCCGCCGTCCGGGCCGCTGTAGTGGCAGGCGTCGAAGATCGCTCGAGCCTGCTCGGCGATGGCCTCGATCGTGACGGCCGTTCGGATCGTCGAGCTCGCGGCCGTCTTGGGCTTTCTCTTCCGGGCCTCCCCCCCTCCCCGCATCTGGTCCAGGTCCTCGCACGCGCCCGCGTGCGTTCTTGGACCAGGTGTATTCTTCTCTTCTCTTCTCTTCTCTTCTCTAGTGACGTTTTCGTCACACGGCGGGCGTGACGGATTCGTGACGGCCGCGTGACGGCCGCGTGACGGAACCGTGACGGTCGTCACGTTCTCGTCACACGAAACTTGTGACACATCCGTGACGGAGTCGTGACCGGGACGTGACGGACGTTCGGCTTTCGTCACGCCAGAACCGTGACGCCCGCGTGACTCGCGCTGCCGCGTCATCGCCTCCGCACGGGCCTTCGCGGTCCGTCCGTTGTGTTTTTCGAAGTCCGGGAAGGCCACCTGGTCGGCCCAGACGTCCAGCCAGCCGACCAGCTCCATCGCGACCGCGAAGCCCTCGCGGCCGACATAGCGGTCGACCCACCGGACCGTGATCCCGGGTGCCGTCCCGTCGGCCGTCTGGCGGTCCGCCCAGCTCCACAGCCGATGGAGCTTACCGACTACCTCGTCTTCCGAGATGTCGAGCGCGGCCGCCATTCGGATGACCGCCGGGTCGTCCGCCAGGTCGACCCGCATCTTGATCCAGTCACCTGCCATCGTGAGATTCCTTCAAGCTTGAGTCCGTCGCGTGCCGAGAATCGCTGAATCCATTACGACGTGGCCTGCAGAATTTGCGGAAACTCATTACGATCACTTCCCCTTCCCGTTCGCCCTTCCGCCCCGCCCGTTCCGGATCTTGTTGCGCTGCTTACCGATCCAGCC